GCGACAACGACGCCGCGTCCAGTGCCTTTGGTCCGGCGGCTCGATACGGAAAAAGGGGTGGCGGTGACGCGCGGACGCACAACGGACAATAATATGAACTTGCCGCCGGACTTTATTGCATCGGTGCGTGCGATGTATGCTGGGACGCGGCTTGGGCGGCAGGAATTGGATGGCGAGCTGATCGCGGATGCGGATGGTGCGCTGTGGTCGCGGGACTTGCTGGAACGGCAACGCGCTGCGTGCGCGCCCGAGCTAAAACGCGTGGTCATTGGCGTTGACCCGCCCGTGTCGGAAAATGGCGATGCCTGCGGCATCGTCGCGGTCGGGCTGGGCGTTGATAAAAACGCCTATGTGCTGGCGGACCATAGCATAGCTGGGGCATCGCCAGAACGATGGGCTCGCGCGGTCGCGGCGGCGGTGGACGCTTGGCAGGCCGACCGCGTGGTGGTGGAGGATAATCAGGGCGGCAATATGGTCGAAACCGTGTTGCGCGCCGCGGACATTGCGATGCCCATAAAGCGGGCGCACGCAAGCAAAAGCAAATCCGCCCGCGCCGAGCCGATCTCGATATTATATGAGGCCGGGCGTGTATACCATGTCAACGCCTTTCCAGAGATGGAGGACCAGATGTGCGGCCTGATCGCAGGCGGCGGCTATGCAGGCCCCGGCCGCTCCCCCGACCGCGCCGACGCCTTGGTATGGGCATTGACCGAATTGATGCTCGGCAAAGCAGAACGGGTGCCGCAGGTGCGGTTGTTGTAAGCAAAAGGACAAGGAATAATGAATATCTTCGGTTGGAAATCAGCCGGGCGTGGGTATCTGCGTCCGGCCAAAACGCGTGTGCAGCAGGATCGTCTGCCGGGCTTGCGCGGATATGCTTTGGGTAGCCTGGGCGAATGGCCACGGCATTATGAGGCGCAGATGCGTGAAGGCTATTTGTCGAACGCGATTGCGCAACGGGCGGTGCGGTTGATTGCCGAGGGGCTGGCGTCCGCGCCGTTGTCCGCGAGCGATGCGCGCGTGTTGGAGCTGGTGCGTGCCACGTCGGCGGGGCAAGCATTGATGGAGACGGTGGCGACGCATTTGTTGCTGCACGGCAATGCCTATGTCGAGATATTGTCGGGCAATGACGGGCGGCCAGCCGAATTGTTTGCGCTGCGGCCCGAACGCATGACGATAGAGGCCGATATGCGCGGCTGGCCCGTGGCATTTGTGTATAAAGCAGGTGAGGTCGCGAGCCGTTTGCCCGCCGATAATGTGATCCACATCCGTTCGATCCACCCGCTCGACGACCATTATGGTCTAGGCTGTTTGGGCGCGGCGTCGGGCGCGGTGGCGACGCATAATGCGGCGACGAAATGGAACAAGGCGTTGCTGGATAATGCCGCGCGGCCATCGGGGGCTTTGGTCTATGACATGGGCGACAGCGGGACGTTGAACGGCGAACAATATGCGCGGTTGAAGGAGGAGCTTGCCGCCAGTTTCCAAGGCGCGGGCAATGCCGGACGGCCGATGTTGCTGGAGGGTGGCCTGAAATGGCAGGCGATGGCGCTGACCCCGGCGGAGATGGATTTTGCCGGGCTGAAAGAGGCGGCGGCGCGGGAAATCTCGCTCGCTTTTGGCGTGCCGCCGGTGTTGCTTGGTCTGCCCGGCGATGCGACTTATGCCAATTATCGCGAGGCGAACCGGGCGCTTTGGAACCAGAGCATCATCCCGTTGGCGCGCAAGATATTGGACGCGCTGGCGCAAGGGCTGCGGCCCTATTTTGACGGCCTGACGCTGGACTTGGATTTGGATGCGATCCCTGCGCTGGCCGAAGATCGTGAGCGGTTGTGGGCGCAAGTGGGCGCGGCGGACTTTTTGACGGCCGAAGAGAAACGTGCGGCGGTGGGGCTTGCGCCGGTGGTGCAGCCGTCAGAGATATCGAACGAAGCGGGTGCGCTCGAATTCAAGTTCAATCCGTGGCACGACACCGAAAACGGTCAGTTCACATTTAAGGGACAAGGGCAAAGATTTGCTGGCGGCGGCGGAAGTTTCGGCGGCGGTGGTGCTTCGGGTACTTGGAGTAAGCCCAAACCCAAGCGGAAAAACCCGGAAGTAAAGCCTACGCCGAGGCAGCGGATAACTGTTGCGCCGCTCCCGCAGCCTACACCGAGACGCCCTGCAGTTGTCACTTCACCAAAGCCGAAACCCAAAGATATTCGATTAACCGAACCGACCAGTTCACGTCCCGTAGATATACCGAAACAGGTCAAACCAAACGGGGCACCGCCCGCGAAACCCAGCACTGGGCTTTTGGAGGCCACCGCTGCCGCTGCCGCTGCCGCAGCTGCCGGGGCTGCGCTGGCGGCTGCGTCCGGGTCGATCGTCAGTTCTATTACGGTCAACGGCTACACATTCGGTGCCGATGCCATATCACGCACGGCGGGAGTAGCGGGGGAATTGAGACTTGAACCCAGTCAGCGGCGTTCGAGAAGCGCGCAACAAAATGCGGGGAAGCCAGATCGACTGCCATCGGATCACGGCGGGCACTATATTGCGCGCGAGTTCGGCGGGCCCGAAATTCCTGCGAACCATTTCGCACAGGATGCCGGAATAAATCGCGGTGAATATCGAAAATTGGAAATACTCTGGAAAAAAGCATTGAAAAGAAAGCAAAAGGTGGACGTAGAAATCGAACCAAAGTATGAAGGTGATTCAAAGCGACCGCATTCGCTCGAGGTGAAATATACAATAAACGGCAAAGAATTTAATAAGACAGTACCGAACATAAAAGGGGAGAAGTAAAATGGACCCTCGCGTACAAATGGGCGATATGCTTAACGGCATTGGGCAGCATCTGGCCGACATTCTCGATCAGCACCCCGATGATAGTTATATGTATGCCGAAGTGACCGAAGGCTCCTGTGAAGCAGGTATTTTCCACGATGAAGGCGAACAAGTGGTCTATTACCGTCCGAGTGGCGAACTGTTTGACGCATTGTTCGACCTGTGGAAGTTTGCCGAGGCAGATAAGAAATGGACCGTTCTTCATTATGAAGTAAAAGACGGAGCGTTCAAAGTCGGCTTTTTATACCCTGATCAATTAGATCCTGAGGAATTCAGTTATGAACGTCGAGAGCGCGCATTGCACGAACGTTATGGCGACAAGCCTGTCATCTACCCCAAGCGGGACGGAAATTTCCGTGAACTGACATTGGACGATTTTCCCGACGACGATGAGAATTCCGCAAGCTAGCTGGCGCTGCATTTTCAGTGGGTAAAATCTAACGTTTACCCAATAAAAAATAGGAGGAACGTCATGGCAACTGAAGAAATGGGCAAATTGCTGAATCAAATTGGGCAGCTTGTCGCCAAAACGCTGGGTAAAGTTCCCGATGATGTTTTTGTTTTTATCCGGGCTGCCGACCAACTGAGCGGCGGGGCAATTTTTGAAAATCTGTCTGACAAAATTGTCTATCATGATTTCGGACATGACATTCATGATACGATATTAGAATTATGGGACGCTGCGCCGGCTGACAAAAAATGGTCGATGCTGCTTTACGATATCAAGGACGGTAGCTTCGATGCCGAGTTTTTGTACACGGATGATCTCGAGGATGAATGGGACTCGCTTGACTATCGGCAGGATGCTCTTCGCGAACGTTATGGCGACAAGCCTGTCATCTACCCCAAGCGGGACGGAAAGTTCCGTATACTGACGTTGGACGATTTGCCCGACGAAGATTAGAATCCGGCGACCTAAATGGCGCTGCATTTCCAGTGGGTAAAATCCAACGTTTACCCAACAACAAATAGGAGATTTGGCATGGCAAGCGAAGAAATGGGCGATATGCTTAACGGCATTGGGCAGCATCTTGCCGACATTCTCGATCAGCACCCCGATGGTAGTTATATGTATGCCGAAGTGACTGAAGGCTCCTGTGAAGCAGGTGTTTTCCACGATGAAGGCGAACAAGTGGTCTATTACGATCCGAGTGACGAACTGTTTGACGCATTGTTCGACCTGTGGAAGTTCGCCGAGGCGGATAAGAAATGGACCGTGCTTCATTATGAAGTAAAAGACGGAGCGTTCAAAGTCCGCTTTTTATACCCTGATCAATTAGATCCTGAGGAATTCAGTTATGAACGTCGGGGGCGCGCATTGCGTGCACGTTATGGCGACAAGCCTGTTATCTACCCCAAGTCGGACGGAAATTTCCGTGAACTGACATTGGACGATTTTCCCGACGACGATGAGAATCCGGCGACCTGAACAGTTGCCGCCTGCACCCAGCATGACCCGAGCGACCCTTAACGGCGGATAGAGCCTGTTTGGGTCCGATTTACATATAGGAAACATCAATGGTTGAAAATAATTTGCAAGGTCTGCTGGAGCAGGCCTCCGAAACCGGTGCGCGTCGTGCGCTGGCGGGGTTGGGGCTGGATGATGCCAGCGCCGCCAAGGATATGGGCGAATTGCGCGAGCTTTTGTCCGCATGGCGCGACGCCAAACGCTCGGCGCGTAAGGCGGCGATTGGCTGGGTCGTGCGGATGGTGTTGGCGTTGTTGCTGATCGGCATTGCGTTCAGATTGGGCCTGCCCGGATTGGTCAGCCAATGAGGTTGGCGGGCTATGCCGCGATCTTCGACGCGCCGGACAAGGGCGGCGATATTGTGCGTAAAGGCGCATTTGCGCGCGCGGCAAAGGCGGGTTTGCCCTTATTGTGGCAGCATGACCAACGCCGCCGCATCGGCTTTGTCGAAAGCCTAAGCGAGGATGCACGGGGTTTGCGCGTGATCGCGCAACTCGATGACGACAGCGCCGTCGTGCAGGCGGGCAGCGGCCTATCCTTCGGCTACCGCGTGCGCGCGATGCAGCAACAGGAATATCGGGAGCTAACCGACCTCGACCTTATCGAAGTCAGCGTCGTTGCAACGCCTATGCAACCGCTGGCCCGCGTGCTGGCGGTGGGGAGCTAGGTCCTGACCCTAAAGTTATTGAATTGTGTTTAGAAAAAGAGTATCAGATTGCCATCCACACCAACGGTGCGCCGTTGGCCCCCACGGGTTTCGGCCCGTGGGTTTTTTCTTGCCTATTGCTTAACGCAATGTAATCATGTTGAAATGATCAAGAAACGCGCTGCCTTTTACGTTGATGGGTTTAACTTATACCACTCGATAAAAGACCTAAAGGACGACAGGCTAAAGTGGCTTTCGCTGCACGGCTTGGCGCATTTACTCATACCCAAACAAGATGAAGAAGTCGTCTTGATCAAGTATTTTTCCGCCCTTGCACACATACGAGGTCTGGATTCTGTCAAACGGCACGAGGCATATCTTTCAGCACTGAAATCTGAAGGCGTGTCGTGCATATTGGGTAGATTTAAGGGGCAGCCGCGTCGTTGCCGCGCATGTGGCTCTAGTTGGAAACATCCAGAAGAAAAGGAAACAGACGTAAACATTGCGATCCACATGGTGGCAGACGCGTTTGAGGATCAATTCGATACCTGTTACTTGATTAGCGCAGATACCGATTTGGTGCCGCCACTCCAACTGATTAAAACTAAAATTCCAAGCAAAGTTATTGTGGCTGTGTCGCCACCTAACCGACCTCATGGGCAGCAAATTCGCAGCATCGCGCATCGCGCGTTGAAGCTGAACGCTGCGCAACTTGGTAGGTGTCGTCTTCCCGAAAATTTTCAATTCGAAGGTAAACAGATGCAATGCCCTAACGATTATATGTAACCGCAAGCACAGTTTTTTGGAACGGCCGTCCATCAGGGCGGCCTTTTTTTTGCCCGCAAGGAGAATGACATGGATTATGAAACTAAAGCAGACAATCTGGACGCCGTCTTTGACGGGGCGGTGCCGGCGGTGGCGGTGACGCGGCCCGTTTTATCAGGCGGCAAGGTCGCTGACCCGGCGCGGTCGGCCTTTGTCGATGGCTATTTGCGGCGCGGGTCGGACGTGGAGTTGAAAAGCTTCCATGGCGTAACGCCTGCCGATGGCGGCTTTGCCGTGCCGCGCGAAATTGACGAGGTCATCGACAGCGTGTTGAAATCGATCTCGCCCATTCGCGCGATTTCGGGCGTGGTGCGCGTGGGGTCGGCTGGCTATCGCAAGCTGGTGACGCAAAATGGCGTGACATCGGGCTGGGCCGCAGAAACGGCGACGCGTCCGGAAACGGCGACGCCGACATTCAACGAAATCATCCCCAGCTTTGGCGACCTTTATGCCAATCCGGCGGCGACGCAGGCGATGTTGGATGATGCCGCATTTGATGTGGAGGCCTGGCTGGCGGATGAAATCGCCAGCGAATTTGCCAAAGCCGAAGGCGCAGCATTCATCAACGGCAATGGCACCAACCGCCCGCGCGGATTTTTGACCGCGCCGGTTGCGACAACAAGCGATGCGACGCGGCCCTTTGGCACGTTGCAATATGTGCCGACGGGCGTGGCGGGCGGTTTTGCCGCGACCAGTCCGCAAGACAAGTTGGTGGAACTGGTGCACGCTGTGCGCGCGCCTTATCGGCAGGGGGCAAGTTGGGTCATGAATGCATCGACCTTGTCGATTATTCGCCGGTTCAAAACGGTGGATGGTGCGTTTCTTTGGCAACCTGCGATGGCGGCTGGGCAGCCGGACACGTTGATGGGCTATCCCGTTATTGAGGCCGAAGACATGCCGGACATAGCGGCAAACAGCCTGTCGATTGCCTTTGGTAATTTCAAGGCGGGCTATTTAATTGCCGAACGGAGCGAGACCAATATCTTGCGCGATCCGTATTCGAACAAGCCTTATGTCCATTTCTACGCAACAAAGCGCATTGGTGGCGCGCTGATCAATTCGGCGGCGATCAAATTGATGCGTTTTTCACTGACCTAAGCATTTTGGCCTCTGCCCGCTTCCTTGGCGGGCGGAGGCCTTTTTTGGTTAAAAATTAATCATGTAATTTGCCGTTATGGCAAAAATGACGCGACCATAGTTGCGCGTCTCCCAATTTTCAAAGGAACATCAGATGTTGAGCCTTGATCCGCTCGCCCTCGACAGCGTCATGCTGGCCGAGGTTCGGGCCTATGTGCGTGTCGATGCGGGCACCGATGACAGCGTGCTCGCCGCCTGCGCCGTCGCCGCCGTTGAACATGCCGAGCAGTTCACGCGGCAGATACTGATCCGTCGTGGTGCAAAGGATATGGTCACGACAGGGTCGGGCTGGCAAATACTGCAAGCCATGCCCGTGCGGTCAATCGTGGGCGTGACGGGCATTCCGGCAGAGGGCGCAAGCTTTGCCATGGCAGCGTCGGCGTGGGAGGCAAAGATCAGCTCACGCGGAGAAGGCTATTTCAGGGTGCTACAGCCCGGCATTGCGGGGCGTGCGGAGATATCGCTTATCGCTGGTCTATCGGCCAATTGGGCCAGTCTGCCCGAGTCACTTCGGCTTGGCTTGCTGCGGCTGACGGCATATTTTTACAACAACCGCGATGCGAGCGATGATGCTGGCCCACCTGCGGCTGCACTGGCGTTGTTGCTGCCGTTCCGGCGGATGCAATTGGCATGAGCGGGGAATTTGCAGGCACGTTGCGCGAACGTGTCGTGATCGAAACGCGACTTGGCAACCGCGACAGCCGCGCAGGCGCGGTAGGCAATTACCGCTATGACGGGCAGGCATGGGCAGCGGTTTCACCGTTAATGCCCGCCGATCTGACGCGTGCCGATGCCTTGTCGGCACTGCCGCGTTGGCGGGTGACATTACGTAAACGCGAAGGCGTGGGGATTGGCACGCGGCTGACATGGCGGGGCAAATATCTGGCGGTGCGCGGAGCGCTCAGTGATCCGCAGACGCCCGCGCAAATGCACCTGACCTGCGAAGAAGTGCGATGAACGCCGACCGCCTGACGGCCAAAGCCGACGTCTTGGGAGCAGCCCGCGTGCAGCAGATCAGCGATCGGTTGATGGCAACCGACTTGCCGCAAGGCGTGCGCGCCGAACGCAGTGACGAAGGCGTAACTTTAGTGGCCAAAAACCTGCGCCGCCGAATGCTGGACGACGCGCAATTAAGGAATTTCGGACGATGAGTGATGCAGTGCAAGCCTTGCAAGCTGCCGCCGTGGCAGCGCTGTCGGCGCACCCGGTGTTGGCCGCACAGTTGAAGGGCATTTATGACGGACCGCCGCCCCGTGCAGCCTTTCCTTATATCGCCGTCACCGATGGGTTGGTGAGCGACTGGGGCACCAAGACCAAGCAAGGCCGCGAAATCCGGCTGGCGTTTACGGTCTGGGATGATGGCGAGGCCGCGTCGCGGCTCACGGACCTTATGGGCCATGTTGACGATGCCTTAGTGGCGATCCCACGTGATTTGCCCGGCTGGCGGATCGCGAGCTTGGTCTTTCTGCGGTCGATCATATTGCGCGATCCGGCGGGGCCATGGGCGGGGCTGGTCGAGCATCGTGTCCGATTGCTTGCCGTCTAACCCACAATTATTTTTTCCGCCGATGCGCGGATATTTTCGAAAGGATAAGGGCATATGCCAGTAGAAAAAGGAAGCGCCTTCCTGTTGAAGGTTGGCGATGGCGCAGCGACGCCGGTATACGCAACGGTCGCTGGCCTGCGCACCACGCAATTGTCGATCAATGGCGATCCGGTGGTCATCACGCATAAGGGCAGCGGCGCGTGGCGCGAATTGCTGTCGGGCGCGGGTGTGCGGTCGGTGTCGGTATCAGGGGCGGGCGTCTTTACCGGATCATCGGCGGAGACGCGGATCAAAAACAACGCCCTTTCGGGGCAGTTGGATGATTATGAGTTAAGCTTTGAAGGTGGGGAGCGGCTGCGCGGAAAATTCCTGGTCGCACGGCTCGATTATGCGGGCGATTTCAATGGGGAGCGGTCTTACACGCTGGCGCTGGAAAGCAGCGGACAGGTAACGTCCATATGACGCGGCCAGCCAATAAGGCGCGCGGCGAGGCGTCGTTATTGCTGGAAAGCGGGGCGGTTATTTTGCGCCCAAGCTTTGCGGCGTTGGTTGCGGCAGAGGAGGAGCTTGGACCGTTGTTCGCGCTGGTGGAACGGGCGGCGACGGGCAAGTTGAAGCTATCCGAAATGGTCGCTCTATTTTGGCATTGCCTTTATGACGCCGACGCCGAAATGACGCGCGATAGGTTCAGCGAAAGCGTTGCCAAGGCCGGGCTTTCGGCGATGACGCCCGCGCTGAAAATTCTATTTGGCCAGATATTGAGCGGGCAATGACCTTTGCCGATGTCGCGGCCCAATTGGCGGCGCGCACGGCCCTGACATTGGGATGGCGGCCCGATGACTTTTGGAACGCCACACCCGCCGAATTGCTGGGCATATTGCAAGCGATTGCGGGCGATGGCGAAGCGCCGCCAAGCCCGGACATTATGCACCGACTGATGACGCGGTTTCCAGATAGCCCAAGCGGAGAGACATGATGGATGAAGAAATTGATCGGCTGGTCGTGTCGGTGCGCGCCGACACCCGCGCCTTTGCAAGCGACGTTGCCGCGATGCGCGCGGAACTCGACGGGCCATTTGCCGACGGGTTGGAACGCGCCGGGGCCGCGCTTGAACGCGGGCTGACGAGCGCAATTCAACGCGGCAAATTCGGCTTTGAAGATTTACGCCGTGTGGCCTTGTCGGTGTTATCGGAAATTGCGGCAGCCGCCATTCGTTCGGGTTTGAATGGGGGCAGTGGCGACGGCGCTGGCAACCTGCTTGGCACATTGGCGACATTGCTTGGCACAGCATTGGGTGCGCCGGGCCGCGCGACGGGTGGCCCCGTGTCGCCAGGCCGTGCGTATCGTGTCGGCGAACGCGGGCCTGAGCTGTTTGTCCCCACGAGCAGCGGGCGTATTGAGGCGTCTGCCGCGTCCGGCACGACGACTCATGTGCGGATGACGATCAACGTGTCGGATGCTCGTGGCACTGCGCCTGCTGCGCTTGAACGGTCCTCGCGCCATGTCGCGCGTGCCGTCCGCCAAGCCCTAGCGCGGGATTAAACCATGGCATATTGGCTATGCGACAAAAGGCGGCAGCAAAAATCATCGCCGGTGATGCGCTTCGATCCCCGCTTTTGGACCGTGAATTTTCCACGCCCGATGATGGCGTCGGTGGTGACGACTGGCCCGGAATCCTTGCGCGCAGACGCGGTATTTTATCGCAGTGATGATCTGGCGGGCCTGATCTGGGACAGCGTCGATGCATGGGACCACCCATTGCTCGCTTATGAAACCAACCGCGATTACCGGCGGCTGACCATTAGTTTCCGGTGGCGGTCTGAAGGCATCATGCCGTTAAATGCCGTCAACGGCCCGACGCTGACCATATCGGGCCGCGACGCCAATGGTGCGGCGAAAAGCTGGTATGTGCGGTTATGGAATTATGCCGTTGGCACGCCGCAGGACGCAGAGATCGTCCTCGATTTTAGCGATCTTTCTGGCGGGTTTTTATTGCCGCAAGAGGGCGACCCTGTGTTTGCGGGCGACATTGACCGGATGTTCATTTCGCTCGTTCCGCCAAGCTATACGGGCCAGCCGGGCACCCTTGCTGCGCCAGCCTCAGGGTGGGTCGAATTGTCCGAAATCCGCTGCGATGGCGCGGGCGTGATGCTCGATACGGGTGATGTGATGATCCCCGAACATGACCTGAAAATGGCGACGGGCTATGATGATGCCTATAACCAGACGCCAGCACGGCTATTGCGGCAAATTCTTGCCTTGGGCTATCGCGGGGCGATCAACCATTATGTCGGCATGAGCCATTATTTTCGGTTAGAGAAGCTGGGCAATGCGCATTATGTAAGCTTAACGGGCGGGGCGTTGAATATACCTTGCATCGCCTGGCACCGCAGCTTTGCCGCGCAAGCCAAGACGTTTGGGTTCGACCTGATTTTCTCGTTAAGTTATGAATTGTTCGACGCGCATAGCTGGAATGACTGGAAACAACGTGCGGCCAATGGCGACCCGGCGCTGACGGGTTGGGAGCCGCCATCGACATTGTTGTCGCCAGCGCATGCAGGCGCGATGAATTACCTGAAGGCCGTTGCGCGGGCCTTTGTCGCGATATTGAAAGACGCCGGATTGCCGGTGAAATTTCAGATTGGCGAGCCGTGGTGGTGGATCATGCCCGACGGGCGGATTTGCCTATATGATATGGCGGCGACTGCGGCCTTTGGGGCGCTGTCGGTGAGCATAGCAAGCATAAAAGGCCCCAAAACGGCGGCGCAAAAGGCCATGCTGGATCGCGCCGGGGAATTGCTCGCCGCGTCCACAGCATCGATCTGCGATGCCGTGCGGGCGGAAGCCGGTAGCGCGGGCGCGCAGACTTTATTGCTGGTGTATTTGCCCACGGTGCTTGACGGCGATGCGCCTGATGCCATGCGCGCGAACGTGCCACTTGGCTGGGCCAAGCCAGCGTTCGATGTGTTGCAGCTTGAAGATTATGACTGGGTCATCACGGGCAATCATGGGGCGACGCGGCGGGCGGTTCCGTTGATGGCGACGCGCCTGGGTTATCCTGTCGCGCAGCAGCATTATTTCACCGGCTTCGTCCTTCGGCCCGACGACAAAGCGCAATGGGGCGAAATTGCATTTGCCGCAGCGCAAAGCCGCGCGCGCGGTGCGGCACAAACTTATGTCTGGGCGCTGCCGCAGGTCGCGCGCGATGGCTTTACTTTTTTTGAAATTGGGCAACAGGAGGACGCGGTGCAGGAATTTGATGATGTGCTTTTTCCGCTGCAAATCGGGCGTGAAGCAGAGATGACCGCCGCATTTTCAACCAATGTGGTGACCACGCTTTCGGGCCATGAACGACGTAACAGCAGTTGGAGCAATGCGCGTTTAAGCTATGATGTTGGCCCCGGCGTACGGTCCGAAGCAGAGTTGGGGCAATTGCTGTCTTTCTTTCGCGCACGGCGTGGTCCGGCGGTCGGGTTTCGCTTCACTGACCCGTTCGATAACAGCTCGAACGGGATGACGGGCAACCCCAATATGTTGGATCAAAGGCTTGGGTTGGGCGACGGGGTACGCACGGCGTTTCCCCTGCTGAAAACCTATGGGGCGGATGGCCAAGTGCGCCGGATTACCCGGCCGGTTGCGGCATCGGTACTGGTTGCGGTGAACGGCGTGGCGGCGACTGGATGGTCGTTCGCGGCGGGCGGAGTCGTAAGCTTTTCCGCGGCACCGCCTGCTGGCGCAGTCGTGACCGCTGGCTATCGTTTCGACGTTCCGGTTCGCTTTGCCTCCGACCAAATGGATGTGGCGCGGGCGACATTTGGCGCAGGCGATATGCCCAATGTTCCGTTGACCGAAATCCGGGAAGCGGTGTGATGGACGCGTGGATGGACGGGCCATTGACCAGCGTTACTTATGGCTGGCGGCTGGAGCGGGCCGACGGGGTGACATTGGGGTTTACCGCGCATGATGTCGATGTCGCGCATGATGGCATATTGTTACGCGCAAGCCCCGGAATGCAGCCAACGACGGTCATGCAAAGCGCTGGCCTAGATAAGGACGGGTTGGACGTATCGGGCGCGCTGACATCTGATGACATCCGCGCCGATGACCTTTCGGCGGGACGTTGGAACGGGGCGTATCTGGAAATTTTCCTGTTTGACTGGACCGCGCCTGCGGGCGGCAAACGCGTGTTGGCCGCCGGGGAATTGGGTGCAGTATCCTTCACCGATGATGCGTTTGAGGCCGAGCTTGTTGGCTTGCAAGCGCGGTTGGAAAAAGCCGTGGCGCCGCAAACGTCTCCATCTTGTCGCGCACGATTTTGCGATGCGGCCTGTGGTCTTAACAGTGCACGTTTCCGGCATCTGGCCAAAGTAGCCAGCAGTGATGACAACCGGATTTCGATCACTGCACCCTTGGGCGTTGCCGACGGGCATTTGGCCTATGGCGAATTGCGTTGGCTTTCCGGTCCCAATTGCGGGTCGACTGCGAAAATTGCAGGTCATGAAAGCACGGAGATTTATGTGTATAGCGCCCCGTTTCATGCGCCAAATGCAGGCGACCTGATCGAACTGACGCAAGGGTGTGACAAGATCATGTCCACATGTGCTGGGCGCTTCGGCAATGGCGCGAACTTTCGCGGCGAGCCGTATTTGCCCGGCAATGACCTACTTACCCGTTACCCCGGTGGCAATTAGGCTTCAGCCGCCGCAGACCAAGCCCCAAGCGAGCATCGCTGCTTGTGCGCTGACATGCCTAGGTGCGCCGTTCCGGTTGCATGGCCGTTCGCCGGAAACTGGGCTTGATTGCGTTGGCGTGGTTGCGGCCTGTCTTTTCGAAGCTGGCTATCGTTTCGAAACGCCCACCGATTATCGCCTGCGCGGTGATTTTGAAGGACGCGCACAGGCTTTTTTTTCGGACCCAAAATTTTGGAATGTTGACGATGGTTCGTGGATCGCGGGTGACATTTTGCTGCTGCGACCTGGGCCCCGACACATTCATTTTGCGGTGCTGACGCACGTCGGTGCGGTGCATGCGCATGTGGGTTTGGGCCGCGTCGTATTGACCCCGCTGCCGCTGCCTTATGGCAACATCACCCAATGGCGCTTTCAAGGAGACTGATATGGCAACGCTTGTTTTGACCGTCGTGGGTTCCGCCATTGGTGGACCGATTGGCAGCGCGATTGGCGCTTTCATTGGCCAACAGATCGACGCAGAAATATTCGCCCCGCCTGCGCGGGAGGGGAGCCGGCTGAAAGAACTGGCGGTCCAGACATCGAGCTATGGTTCTCAGATTCCCGGCATATTTGGTGCCATGCGGGTGGCGGGTACCGTGATCTGGTCCACAGATTTGATTGAACAGCGGACGAAAAGCGGAGGTGGCAAGGGGCGGCAGTCAACGGTGAATTACAGCTACCGCGTCAGCCTTGCCGTGGCGCTATCGAGCAGGCCAATCGCGCGTATTGGTCGCATATGGGCGGATGGCAACCTTATCCGTGGTGTAAATGGTGACTTTAAAATTGATGCCCAGATGCGTGTGCATGAAGGTCAGGAAAATCAGCAGCCCGATCCTTTATTGGCCTCGGCCGAAGCGCAGGGGCAGTGCCCTGCACATCGCGGCATCGCTTATGTTGTTTTCGAAGATCTTCAGCTCGCCGAATTCGGCAATCGCATACCGTCGTTCACCTTTGAGATTTTTGAACGTAACGGGCCGCTGGCGTTATCCGCGTTGCTGACAACGGTTTCGAATGGCGACATTGCGACCCAAAGCGGGCTTGAGATTGTTGGCTTTGCCGTTGCTGGCGCGAGCGTGAGAGAAGCTGTTGCGCCGATTTTGAATAGTTGTCCGTTGGAACTTGTCGTTTGCGACAGCCATCTTGTTGTACGCGATGTCGGCGTGCAGCAGGATTTTGTTCACAGCATCGACATTGCGGTTGAAGAAAATGGGCGTGCGTTGGAAAAACCAAAGAATGTCATGCCACCGGCGGCCAATATTCCGGTCAATGTCTCGCTGCGTTATTATGATGCAGAGCGCGATTATCAGGCAGGTATTCAGCAAAGCCATAGTCACGCAGGTGGCCGGGGTGAGATGCGATTGGAATTGCCCGCAGTGCTCAGCGCGGCCGCCGCCAAGGCCATCGTTGAGGCCAAAGATAGCGATGTCCGCTATGCGTCCCACGTCTGGTCAGGGGCAGCCGCAGCGTCGGGCCGTTCTTACCAGCCCGGCGATCATTTCCGGACAGCCGATAACCGAAAGTGGCAAGTTTCAGAGGTTGAAGTCGGCCTGGGAATGACGCACATCAAGGCAAAGGCGTTGCCCAAGCATATGGCAATCGGCACCGTGGCCAGCGCCGCTGGACGGCATGTGCCGTCTGCGGATCAGCCGATTGGCCAGACGCGAATATTGGCCCTTGATATGCCTTTGGTCCCGGGCGGCGATCCGCATAAACCGGCCTTGGCGTTATTTGCAGCAGGCACAGAAGCGGGTTGGAAACGGGCGGCGATCTCGCTTTCAACGGGTGATCAATGGACGGATTTCGGGACCACTGCCCTGCCTGCGGTGATGGGAAATACGCAAAATGCAATGGGGGCGCATCACCCGTTTTTGTTGGATGAGGCAAATATGGTTGATGTCGCGCTGCTGCACAAGGCCATGAATCTGACGACCCGTGATACCTCGCCTTTGGCGGTTGATGCGCCGATATTCTGGATCGATGGGGAGTTTGTGCGCGTCGGGCGCATTGTGGCCTTAGGCGGAAAAAACTACCGACTTTCGCGTCTAAGCCGGGGCGTTTCTTCATCGGCGATGCGTGCACCTGCGCACGCGGCGGGTGCGCAAATTGTGCTCATGGATGCAAGCTCGACGCGCATTATATCGGAGAACGCTTATCAGGTCGGGCAAACGGTTATACTGGATGTGCAGGGACTTGGTGATGTCGCACCCGTGACAACAGTCGCTGTTGCAGAGGGAATGGCCATTACCCCCCTGCCGCCCGTTCATGGCCGCGTGGAAAAAGACGGTAGCGGGAATTTTGATCTACACTGGAAACGCCGCTCGCGGCTTGATCTGGGCTGGGTGGGTGGCGTTGACCAAGCACAAGCCGAGGATCAGGAAAGCTACCGCGTCGGGCTTTACATCGATGCCCGTATATTGCGCGAATGGACGGTAACCGAAAATTACCTGCGCATTTCGGCAAGCGAAATGGTAGCTTTAGGGGTTCTGCAAAGCAGCTTGGCCATTTTCAAAGTGCAGCAAATTGGACGTTTTGCCCAGTCCAGCCCGCTGACCTTCGGTCTGAGTTAA